GAGCCGAGGATTGGAGAGTCCATCAGTAGTTACCGGCGTAGATGTTGAACCGCTGACGATTCGCCACAATGGCGTAAGGCAGGCTCATGATGTCGTCGGGGTTGTTGATGCGCTTCAAGTTGCGCTTGCTGGTCATGGCGATGCGCTGCACCTGTGGGCTTGGCTCCACGCCAAACTCAGGGGCGATCTCCATTGCCAAGTTGTACGTAAAAGCACGTAGGTAACCTGGTGGGAAATGCAACTCAGTGACCAATTGAGCAGGTTGATCCAATTCCTGAACCGACACAAAATGCCATTCCAAGTCCTGTGTGGGACGGGGGTAAATGAACATTTCAGCGTTGGGATACGTCATGTTGACGAAAATCACCTGCGGGAATGTGGAGGTCACGGTCTTGACCGCGATGCCGTTGTACTGCTGCTGGTTGATGAACTTGATGCCGTATGACACGCCGTTGGGCGCTTTGAAATACGTGGCGTCATCAAACAAAACGGGCCGGTTGCCCACAAAGTCACCAGATGGACCGAGTGTGCGACTCAACAGACCGGAGGGCCAAGTGAACACTTGGTCTTGGGTGCAAAAGACAGACAGACGCTCGATGTTCCAGCTTTCGATCATCTGGTTCATTGCCATCAAGGCGTCTTGAGACATGGCCGCAGATGGCGTTTCACCTTCGGCAAGAATGCCAAGCAGTCGAAGTGCTCGGTTGATTTGATCGCCAGCGGTGTACGTTGCCATGCTTAAACTCCTTCGGGTGCTGCCTCAGTCTCTACGACCTTGCGAGTGTATTTGCGCTTTGTCCCGAGTGCGTTCACGGGAGCCGCATCTTCGGAGTCCGAAGGCGTTTCTGGATTGTACCGTGACCAGCCGTTTTTTTCATCAGCTTCGGCCTCAAGTTCCATTGTGGCAACTTTTGCCCCGTGGACAGGATGAACGAGATAAATTGTGGACATAATTTAAAAGACCCCCGAAGGGGTCTTGGGTTTAGGCAGTGATGCCAATGTTTTTCAACGCAACGCGAAGTGCGTTGATAGCGGTTGCCAACTCAGTACCAGTTGCGGTATTGGTGACAGCCGTAATAGCAGCAGCTTGGGTGACTGGGGTTACGCCGTAAAAAGCAGCGGTACCACCAGCTTTACCCATAACTGCACCATCCAGTTGCTGATCTTCGTAAGCAACGCCAATCGGTTTGGTGTTTGTAGGCATGATTTGTCCTTTTGAAAAAATAGGGGCCGAAGCCCCTATTCAGGTTTAGGAGATGCGGTATGCAGTCCAAGCACCATCGCCGGTTTTACGGGCGCGGAAGTGAGCAGAAGTGCTTAAGGCAACTGCGGCAGCGCCAACAATTGTCCAGCCAGTGCCAACAGCCAAAGTGACTGCATCAGCACCGTCAGTATTGACGATGAAGAAGTCAAATGCTGCGTTCACTTTGGTGGCGCTGCTGATGTCGGCTTCGACAAGTGCCACGGTGGGCAAAGTCAAGTTACCGGCAGTGCCGTTGAACACAAACAGACCGTTTGCCAGTTCGGCGGGTGTCATTGTCGCAGCAGCAGCCACGGCAGTAGGAGCACCTTGCACGAACAGTTGAGCTTCACCGACGTTACCGTCGCCAACTTGATAACCACCTGCACCATTAGGGAGAGCCATGATAATTTCCTTTCAAAATTGAGATACGAGAAACAGGGGCCGAAGCCCCCGTTTCAATTTAGCCCCACAGGCGAACGCCCATTTGAGGACGGATCGTGCTGTAGCCGTACAAAACGTCGATACGGCAAGGCAGGCGGTCGTTGTTGATGTCGTACTGACGAACAACGCGCAAGCTGATACCGTTGTGAACGGCACGGGCGGCCATGTCAACGCCTTGTGGCAGCAACAGGTCGGCAGTGGCGAAGGTGATGGCATCCTTGTGGTACACCAAGTTCTGAGCGTACTGGCTGGAAGCTGCACCAACGAACACGACAGCCTTGCTGTTACCAGGCAAAGCGCTCACAGTAGCCAAAGCGTGGCTGGCCGAGTAGATCGGGGCAACCGTCACCGTGGCAGTTGTGGTGGTGGTCGAAGAGGCCAAGGCCACGAACTGGAACAACGAACCAGTGGATTCACGGGTCTGTGGGTTCACAGCGAAGCAGTCAGCGATAGTGAACACGTCACCAACGGCGATGGTTTCACCGGAGCCAACAGTCAGCGTCAGTGTGGTTGCGCCTTCGGCGGTCACAGCAGCACCGGTGGTGTTGCCAGTGGCAGCGCGGGTACCAGTGCTGTGCTGCTTGATCGACTGAGACATGTTGATCTCGTCAAAACCCAACACGCCAGTGCCCATCATGCCGTTCTTGAACTGCTTGCTGATGGTGTCGGTAGGGTTAAACAGACCTTTCATGCCTTCAACCAGACCAGCGTTGGCGGCAGGGTTGACGGTGGCGTAACGTGGGGACATCACGGCAGCGTTCTCGTTCAGCTTCTGCTGGGCTTGCAACAGCACCAAAGAAGTCGAAGGAGTGGAGCCAGGGGTGCCCACGGAGTTGCCGATAGTCTTGTATGCGTTGGCAACATCAGCATCAATGCTGGAGGCCAACTGGCTGATACGAGGCTTCAACACACGCTCTGCGAAGTCGTCCAATTGCATGGTCAATTCAGCAGATGTGAAGTTGACACCGATGTGCTTTTGGTTGGCGACAGTCAGAGTGGTGAACTGTTCGTTGTCGTCCTGAACTTGCAGGGCGGCACCGTCAGTTACCAGAGCGCGGTCGGGCAAACGGATACGCAGTGTAGAACCGATTTTGGCACCTTCAACAGCGAAGCTGTCGTCGTACTGGCGGTTCACGTTGCGGGTCAACACGAGGTTGTTTTCCAGGATCTCCAGCGCTTTGCGGGTGATCATGTCAATGGTAAGAATGCTGTTTGACATTTCAAAAGTCCTTTAAAAATTAGCGATTTGCCATTGCTTGCAGCTTCTTCATCTGCCTTGCACGTTCAGCTTCAATCCACTGCGAATCCGACATGGTCTTGATAGACCGTGGGTCCGTGGTGTCGTAGGCCGGTGATCCAGAGGATCGTGCGGTGACAGGTGAAATCGGCGCAGGCGCTGACGTTGTACGTTTCACGGGAGGTTCAGCGGCCAATTTGGCTTCGATCTTCCCGATTTCCTTTGCCTGACTGAGTGGCGACATGCGTGAGATACGCTCCGCATCTTTGGGATTGGTGCCGAGGTAGTAAGCCAACTCGGGGCCAATGTCCGAAGACTGGATCGTTTCGGCCATCACGTCAGTAATTGGGAGCTTGGGGTTGTAGGCAACTTGCTCGAAGTCGTCGTACTTGTCCCGTGCTGCTTCTTCACGTTCTTGATAGCTTTCGAGAACAGCGGAGTGCTGTTTGGCTGCTTCACGCTTGGCAATCAGTTCTTCAGCTTTCTGGTAGGCCAGTGCTTCCGCATAGGCTTCAGGGCTTTCAAACTGATCAACGGACGCAGTTGGCGCAGCTTTCACGATTTGCGTTTCGGCAGATCGCTGTGCTTGCTCTCGTTCCCATTTACGTTGCTCTCTTGCGAGGCGTTTGCCGATCATCGCGTCGATTTCAGCCTGGGAGTATTTCTTCTCCTCGGTTGTCTCGGGTTGATTTTCAGCGACTTCCGGCGCGTTTACAGCATTCTCAGGAGTGGCCGTCACTTCTGGTGCAGGCGCGGAGTCAACTTCCGCTAAGGCTTGGACTTCATCAGTCATTTTTGATTCTATTGAATCCCTGGTTTACCGAACCAGTACGGTTTGCCCGATATTACATCGGAAAATCTTAGTCGTAAACAACCGTGTATTCGATGACGTTGGCAATGTCGATAAACAGACCCTTGCTGAACCAAATGCCAGCAGGAAAGCTCAGATATTGACCACCTGCTACAACGGTCACGGTAGCTGCAATTTTGGGGTCGCTGGTGTTGGCAGTTGCGCTGTCATACAGCGTGAAAGTGCCAGCAGTTGTGGTGGACACAAAGACGCCGAACAGCTTGCCGCCACCGATCTTGATCTGGGCGTCTGCGTTGCCTTGTTTGTAGAGTGCCATGATTGCTTCCTTATGCTAAAAAGCGAAGTTTGTAGAGGGTTGACAAATACAGCCCGACGATCTCGTCGATGATGTTCTGAATCGGTGTGTCTGTCTTTTCGCACACATCGTAACGGCCTTTTTCAATCTCATTGACTTGGTCTTGCAAGAACTCAATGATGTTGGTCGTCTTTTTGGATGCTGGGATAGCGATAGGGCCAATCAAACCATGACGGCCTTGATACGCTTCGGCAAACTTGTCGGCCAGTTCCACGACATCTTCGTAGAAGTGGCCCAGCGCCTTGTGCTTGCTGTAGCTGCGGGTGTTCAGGTGTACTGAATGAGTTACGTTGCGGCTCAAAAACAGTTGGCCTACGAACTGAGATGCGTTCATTGCATGGCTCCTTCAGGGGGCATGGGCTGCTGCATTTCGGGCATTGGCTGCTCCATCATGCCGATGTCCATCTCTTGACCCGGCATCTCAGGGATGCCACCGATCTGACCGTTGGACTCCATTGCCGCAGCAACCACACCCATTGCAATGTCCTGAATCTGCTGCTCGTTCATGCCAGCCTGTGTGGCCGTGATGCGCTGTGTCTCGGCAGAGTACGCCTTGATCTCGGCTTCGTAGTCCTTGCGGCGCTGCTCTTGCACCTCGATGGACTTGCCCACGTTCTGGATCATCTGGTGCATTTGTTCCATTTCCTGACCCATCGCTTCGATTTGCTGCTGTGCAGCCTGCAACGCTGGGTTCTCGTCGCTGTCGGACAGCAACTGCGGATCGATGGTCTTGGCAAAGCGTTTTGCCATCTCTTGGGCACCGGGCCAATCCATGTTCTTGACAAACAGGTCACCAGCCACTTTCCACAACTCAGGGTTGCCTTGGAGCAACTGGGCCATGCCCTCAAGAGCCTCTTGGCGCTTGGTGGCGTAGCCTGGGCCTGTTGTGGCAACCACATCGTACTTGCCGACACCGGGGTTGTAGATTTTCTCGATCACAATGCCGCGCTCGTCAACGATCTTGTTGACCGGCTGCTCTTGATCGGGGTTAATCTTGACCATTTTGGTGTCGCCGTCTTCACCAATAATTCGGGCGATACGCTGGGTGTCGTAAATCTTGGGAATCAGGTCCACCAGTTGACGGGCCACATGGCGCACACCTCGGGCGAGGTTGTCGCCGTAGTGGTAGGTGCCCACATCGCCCTCGCGCTGACGGGCCAGAATGGCTTTGCCGGAGCGTTCGTTAGAACCCATGCCCAGCGATGCGTTGTACTGGCCTGTCGTGGCCTTGATGTCCTCGGCCGCACCCGATTTGGCTTGCAAAAGGCCCGATGAGGCCATTGGGGGCTGTGCTCGGGCAGGCAACGGGAGAACTGCACCCTGACCGTCTGTAACGTCAGGATTGACCTCCAGATAGGGCCAGTTTTGGGTGTTGGCGGTCTTCCACTTTTCCTCGTAGCCCTCAAACTGACCACCGTATCCAATGAACGGGGCTTTGGGGGCCAGAGCCAGCATCTCGGCTTCTTGGGACACCCAGTAGTTGTACATGCGCTGGGCGTCTTTGGCGTTACGCACCAAGCCCGACACGTACAAACGGCCGTCAACCTCAAATTCGTTGCCAACAATACGGATCACCGGAATCCACTTGCCAGCCCACTCGCGTTCTTCCAAGATTTCGTAGCCGTTGATCTTGCAATACTTGACCCGTGGGCGGTCAGCCTCGCGTGAGCGCTTAGGCTTGCCGTAGACGGCGCGAAGTTCGCGGTCTTCCGGGGTGTTTTGAAACGCAGTCATGTTGCCTGGGTACAGGTTCAACGTGGCTTTGTCGTAGTCGATGTAGTAGTAATCGGCAATGCGGATCGTGTCCTCATTGAGCCAGTTGCTGATCGATTGATCGCCCACGCCCAGTGACTGAAGGGTCGTGATGGGCGTGGCATCGGGGTACAGGCGGTGAAACTCAGCCTTGGTGACATCCTCGGTGATGAAGCACCACTTGGCATCTGCGCCCGTTGGGTCTTGGATCGTGGGGTCCATGTAGACCGAAAAGCTGTTACGCACCCGGCCAATCTTGATGTCTTGGTCAAATGTGTTCTCGTCGCAATACTCGGTCAGCAGACGCAAGTAGCCTTCGCCGTAGGACACCTGGTTCTCGCAGGCCGTGTCGTAGGCCACATCGGCGTCCGAGATGTACTCGATGTGCCGAATCATGCCGTTGAAAATCTCGGCAACCTGCACATCGGCTCTGTCGTCCACCGGGATGACTTTGGCCCCTGGGCGGTTTTGACGCTGGTCGTTGGTGACTTGGCGAACGTGCTGCGGGAGCTTGTTGATGGTCAGGCAAGGACGGGCGTTGATGGTCTGGCCCTGCACGGCACCACGGGTCGCCAGCACGTCAGCAGGCCACTGCCAGTGGTTGTCGGGAGAGCCAGCGTAGAACCGCAGGTCGTCGATTTCGTCCTCACGCGACTCGGACAGCGCGGAAACCGCCAAATCGAGCCGTGCCCGTGCGGTTGCCAATATGTCGGATGCGCTTTTCGCAGGCTTGCCGCCGTTTGCCACAGCAGCAGCGGCAACCATGCCAGTTGGATCAGCCATTCAAGACTCCTAAAACGTGAGGTTCACGCATGACAACGTAATTCTTGCGATCATACGTGAACTCTTGCCCAACGCCAAAATACAGGTGGTCGCCGACTTTGAGTTCTTTGCAGTCTGGGCCTGCGGCCACGACAATCCCGGTTTCCTGCTGCTCTGTTGAAAGTAGCTCAAACATCGGGTGTTTCTCAACATCGCGCTCGATGATGAGGCAGTTTTGCATTGCGCGGAGGGTCATTTTTTGGCCTTTTTGGCAGTCTTGGCCGACTCTTTAAAGTCCTTGGCGGTGGGCGCTGCTTTGCTGCCCACTTTGTTCATTTTCTCACCAGAACCGGCTTTGATACGGGCCTGTTTAGCGTGAATGTTGGCGTAGAGTCCGGGTTTGGTAGCCATCTTATGATCCCATCCATCCTGTTGATACCGCACTGCGATCAGCATTGATCCTGCGCGATGTGTTACGGGAATTGTACTCCCCACGGCTTGCCACGGGAAATGCAAACGTCACGGCCAGCGCATCGGCAGCGTCTGGAGAGGCGAGGCCACGGGCTTTCATCTCTTTTTTACCTTCCAAAAAGATGGTCCCGGCCGAGTTGGGCTTCTTCATCGGGCCAACCAGGTCGTTTTTAAGCTGCCTGTCCTGCGGAATCGAGGCTGTTTTGAGCCAGTCGCGCATGGCACCCCACATCTCGGCTCGTTTGTTGCCCCACATGACCGGGTTCTTGGCTTTCCATGCGAAGTTCACCCCGCGCACTTTGTACCGCTGCTCGGTGAGCCTGTCAAGGATGCCGTATCCAAGGCCACCCTCGTCGATCACCGTGAGCACAGGCTTGAACTCCTCAATGGCGTCAATCACATGACCCACCACGCTCATGGTGTCCTCGCCCTTTAGGCGCTTGATGGACACGATGTCCCGCCCTTGGCGCACCAAGATCACGGTGCTGTCCATGCCGCCCCGGGCCGGGTCCACGCCGATCACGATGGGTGCGGTCATGTCCTTGTATTTAGGCCGTTTGAACGCATCCTCGACCACCACGGGCGAGATAAACTGGTCTTCACCGGCCGCAGGGAACTCGCCGTACACCTCGACACGGGCCTGTATGGAGTCTTCGCCGTATTCGGCAATGATCTGGTCATACACCGCCTTGTCGGTGCCCTCGACTGTCCGGGCGTCGATGATCTCGCCGTCCCAGAAGTCCCGTTTGCTGTGGAATGTCTCGAAGAAGTACCCGGTGTTGCGCCGTGGGTTACTAAACGCAAACCAGTACCTGTCGAGAATCTTCTCCGTAAAGAAGCCAGCGGCCACTGACCAGATCCCATCAGGGATACCACTGGCCTCGTCAAAGATCACCATCATGCCGTCATGGTTGTGGACACCGGCATACGAGTC